GTTTCCCCGCGAAGCTCTCAATCGACGTGGGCCGCGAGTCGGCGGCGAACATGAATGAGAATCGGCAAGGCGCGAAGTCGCTTCAAGAAATCGCAGCGGAAGAAGGCACCGACGCCTTCACGCGGCTCGAGCAGATCGCGATCGAAGCCGCTTACGTCAAGCAGCTCGCCGAGAAATACGGCGTTCCCGAGACCGCGATTCGGCTCACGACGAACTCCTTGCCGAGCACGCCAGCAGCCGCAGCCGCAGCGGGCGACGCGGTGGGCGTCAGCGCGGCAGAGGCGCAGGCGGCGAGCGTCACGGCTTCCGCGACGGGCGGCGAATCGACAGACGTGGCCGCGATTGCGGGAGTCGAGTCCTTCCCGGATGTGTCGCCCGAACTCGCACCGCTCAACGGCGCGCAGATTTCTGCGGTGCTTTCTATCCTCGCGAATTTACGCGCGGGCGATCTCACGTCAGAAGCAGCCGAGACGCTCATGGTGTCGGCAGGCATGGCAAAAGAATCGGCAAGCAAGGTCGCCGGTTCCGTCGCGGGACTACCAAAGCAGCCGTCGAAAGTATCAGCTTCGGCGATGCACAACCGCATCCGACTTGCTCGCGCGCACGAGGACAGCAACCTCGTCACGATCAACTTCGCGGATAGCTCTTACATCCCGACGAACGCGATGGCCGACAACGCGCGCCGCGCGCTCGCCGCTCGCGAAAAGGCGACGCCATCGAATCGCGGGATGACCGCTGTCGGTCTTGCTCGCGCTCGCGACATCCTGAACAAGCGCCCGCTCTCTGAGGACACCGTGCGGCGCATGAAGGCATATTTCGACCGCCACGAAATCGACAAGCAGGGCGAGACTTGGGAGACGCAAGGCAAGGGCTGGCAGGCGTGGAATGGCTGGGGAGGGGACGCGGGGCAGTCGTGGGCAAACGCAATCGTTGAGCGACTGAACAAGCCGCAAGCCAACTCGGCGAAGAACGAAAGCCGCACCGAGTTTTCCGCCGCCACAGAAGTCGCAATGGTGCTGCGCGAAAAGCCGGAGAATCCGAACGACTGGCTGACCGCCGTAGAGCAATACCGCAAGCAGCTTGACATTCGCTGCGGCGAGGCCGTGAAACCCATCGTTGCAAAATCCATCATCGAGCTTGCGAAAGAGGACGCGTGCCCGATCGAAACGCAGGACATTAAGACCAATCTTACCAACCGCGCGAAAGCGGTGGACGTCGCGAACTATGGACCCGCAAATCCATTAGAGCCGAATGACGTTTACTGGAGGGCAAAGGCCGACCAGTTCAAGACCACGCCAGAAGAGGCGAAGACGATGCGGTGCGGGAACTGCGCCGCATTCAACATCACAAAACGAATCCAGGGATGTATCACCAAAGGCATCGGCGCGGACGCGGGTGAAGTCGAAGCGGCGGGCAAGCTCGGGCTCTGCGAGTTCTTCGATTTCAAGTGCGCGGCGCTTCGCACTTGTGACGCATGGGTAGTCGGTGGACCGATAACCGACGAATCCGCAAAATTGGCAACGACGACGCTTCAAAAGAAATAACTTTATGGATACACAGACGCAAATTGAACGGCTGATTGAGTTGGCAATCGTGCAACGCTCTGAGCTGAAACAGCTCGTTTCCGAGTTGCCGCAATTGCGCGAGTATCTGAGCGCGGAAATTGAGCGCACGTTCGAAGAGACCGAGCCGCAGATTCGCACGGAGCTCGAAGAGTTTTGCAAAGCGCGCGCAAGCGATGAGCACGCGAAGACCGGCGCGGCTCTCGCGGCGAAAGTCGAGCAGCTGTCGAAGCAGCTAGAGGTCACGACCGCCGCAAAGTACTCGGTGCTCATGGCCGAGCGCGCGGAGAACGCGAACCTGTTGGCAAAGGCCGAGGCACGCATCGAGGACGCGGCGTCAATGCTGTCGCACGCGGTCAAAGAAATCGTCACCGACGAACTCTCGCGCTTCCCGCGCGCTGGCGAAATCGACCAGCTTCGCAAGGAGTTCGCCGAGCCGCGCGGGCTGAATCCTCGCGGACGTTGGATGCCCGATGAAACCTACCAGCGGCTCGATCTTGTCACGATCAACGGCGACAGCTTCGTGAGCAACATCGACGGCAACCGCGAGCGCCCAAGCCGCACGGCTGGCGATTGGACTCTGAGCGCAGCGCGTGGCAACGGAGGCGGAGGTGGCGGTGTCACTACGATGACCGACCTCGTGCCCGTGCCGAGCAACGGACAGCTCCTAATCGGAAACGGCTCCGCTTTCGTGAATAGCACGCTGACCGCTGGCACCGGCATTTCCATTTCTAACGGCTCGGGCTCGATCACGATCAGTGCGACAGATGGCAACATCACGCTCGACGACGGCACGGCGGCGGCTCCCTCGCTCAACTTCACGAACGAGCCCACCACCGGACTTTTCCGAGCGAGCGCAAATGTGATGGGCTTCGCGGTCAACGGCGTGAGCCGCGCGACGATGACGACCACGGGCGTGACCGTAACCGGCACGATCACCCCGACCGGCAGCGTGCACGCGGCTGCGGGCTCTGTCGGAAATCCGAGCCTCGCGTTTTCAGCCGATCAAACGACCGGCCTTTATCGGATCGAAGCGAGCAACATCGGCGTGGCTGCTGGTGGCGCGAAGGTGCTCGACATCGCGACGACGGGGCTGGGCGTGACTGGAACGCTGTCCGTCTCTGGCGTGGCGACGCTGGGCGCGGGCGCGATTCTCAGCACGCCAGCGAGCGGCACCGCGACAAACCTCACCGGCCTACCGCTCACCACCGGAGTAACCGGCACGCTCCCCGTGGCCAACGGCGGCACCGGCGTGACCACCTCTACGGGCAGCGGGGCAAACGTGCTCTCCACCTCGCCCACGCTCATTACGCCGATCTCCACGACCCTTACCGCTCCCGCCACGACCGACCTCACCCTCGCAGGCGGCAGCACGGGCGCGAGTCTGGTGCTGGGGCAAGGCACAAACGGAGGAGCGACAATCACGACCACCGGCAGCGGAGGAACATCACTAGGAAGCGGGGCAACGCAACCCGTGAAGATTGGCCGAAATAGCGACTTCCCGCTATTCTCCGCGATCAGCTTTAACAACACCTTCACAAATGCGGGATTGCTCGGAATCACCGCTTGGAATGGCTCTGACACGAAGCTCTATTTGCAGCATCAAGGCTCGGGCATCGACTTCCGTTCATCCGGAACGTCGCAAATGCTGTTGAACGGTAACGGGAACTTGTTGATCGGCACCTCATCGGAAACAGGACTCGGCAGCGCAGGGATCAAGATCGCGGGCACCACCGCCGCGAGCAACACAGCCACCGGGAGTCTGATTAACGCGGGTGGTTTTGGGAATGCGGGTGCGGCTTATTTTGGGGGCGCGGTGACGGTTGCTGGCACCGTAATCCACACGCTATCCTCCACGCCTGCCAGCGCATCAGCTACGGGCACCGTCGGCACGATGTCGTGGGACGCTAACTACATTTATATCTGCACCGCAACCAACACTTGGAAGCGCGTAGCAATCGCTACTTGGTAATCACTAACTCACTACACTATGACCATCGCAATCGCTCCCTACACAATGGGCTCTCCCGCCCAGCCTAAAATCGGAACTTTGTTTGAAGTTCGATATGTAAACTACACCGATCCAACCGCCGTCGCCGACTGCCATCTCCTCGACGCGGAGGGCGTGGAAATCATGACCGTGGGCCTTGTGCCTGCTACGGCAGAGCAATGCGCGGCGTGGACGGACGACGCTGCGTTTGCCGCCGTGCTCGCGGTCAATGCTGGGTTTGAGCTGGTATCCGAAGAATAATTACAATGACCAAAGACGAACACAAAAACGCCATCGTTTCCCAACTCCAGCAGCAGAGTTTGACCCTGCTCGTGGACTCACTCGCCGCCGCGTTGGCCGAGATTGAGCAGCTCAAGGCCGCTGCCGCCGCTGACAAGCCAGTGTAAGCGCCAAAAGTTACGGCCAGCTCTATTGCATGGACGCGCTTGAAATACTCGTGAAGGGCTGGCCCATTTTTCTCGGCATGATTACGCTCATCATCGTGCTCTCAAAGCTCGACCTGCGCGTGGCCGTGCTCGAGGAAAAGATGAAATCGCTGTTCGACCTTTTTAATAAAAAGTAACCATGTTCCCACTCGCTGAAATCCTCGGCATCGGCACGAAGCTGATCGACAAACTCATTCCTGATCCGGAGGCAAAGGCCAAGGCGCAGTTGGAGTTGGCGCAGCTCGCGCAGAGCGGCGAGCTGGCGAAGATGAACGCGGACTTGGAAGCGTACAAGGTCGAGCAGGACAATCTCACGCAGCGATTGCAGGCGGATATGTCATCCGACTCGTGGTGGTCAAAGAACATTCGCCCGCTCACGCTCGCGGCAATCCTCGCGGGATACTTCATCTTTGCCGGCATGAGTGCATTTGGCTACGACGCAAAAGAGGCTTATGTCTCGCTCCTCGGGCAGTGGGGGATGCTCATCATGAGCTTCTACTTCGGGGGCCGCACGTTGGAAAAGATAATGGAAATGAGAAGCAAAACCAAATGAACGCTGAAAACACTCGAGCCATTCTTACCGCAGCCACGCCTGCCGCCGCGATGGTTACACTTTCACAGGTCAACGAAGTCGCCGCGCTTGTCGGCACGCTCCTCGGCATCGCTTTTCTTCTTTGGCGGTGGAGGCGCGAGACGCAAAAGAAGGACTAAATTTGACGGCCATCGCCTTGGCGATGGAACCCGTCATTACATTCGCAGCCTCCGCAGGCGTCATCGACGCGCAGACCGGAATCATTCGCGGCGTCTCACTCATCACCAAAGGACCGGCGCTTGGCCACGGCGTGATGATCGACGACAAGACGCTAGAGCAGGTCAAGAAAGCAGCCGAGCAATACGCTGGCGGGCTCAAGGTGAAGCTCGACCACTCTGGCGGCGCAGGCGACATCGTCGGTTACATCGACACGCTGCGCATCGAGGGAGAGAAGCTCCTCGGGGATTTGCATCTGCTCGAATCCTCGGTGCATCGCGCTTACATTCTAGAGATTGCCGAGCGGATTCCCGACACGTTCGGGCTCTCGATTGCGTTCTCGGGTCCGTCGGAAAAGAGCGCGGACAAGCTCACGACTTTGCAACGGTGTTCGGAAATTTACTCGGTCGATCTCGTCAGCGAACCCGCTGCGAACCCGAACGGATTTTTCTCGCGTAAACTGAAACAACTTCAGAGCGGCGAAATCGAGCAACCGTACGCAGAAATCGAAATCGAATTACCCATGAACGAAGAAATGAAAAAGGCCATCGAGGGGATGATCCAATCCGCCATGATGAGCATGAACGACAAACTCGCGAAGCTCGAAGCCGCGCTTCCTCCTCCGGTTGAAAAACCCGCCGCCATGAGCGCACAGACTGAGGTCGTGCAACTCGCGGC